CCATGAGCCGACCGGCATCGCGCCCGTGACGTCTTCGCCTTTTGCCCTGAGCTCGTCGTACAGCCACTGCGGTAGGACGTAGCCAGACCAGCGGCTCATCGCTTCGCTCCTGTCTCGAAGTCCGTGACGACCACGAACAACAGCAACCCGACCGCAGCCGCGAGGCATGCCCACCACGGGCCGGCCAACCCGAACACGCCAGCGACCGCGAGCGCGAGCGCGAGCGCTTCGAGGGCGATGGGGAGCGCTCGGCTCACGTCGGTAGCTCAGGCTGCGAGTGCTGACCGCAGTACAGCAGGAGATCAACGTCGAACTGTGCGACAACCGGCAGGCCCGCGCACGCGCGGACGACGTTGCGGCAGAAGACAGCGTGCGGCGGGTGATTCTCTTCGTTCGTGCAGTGCGGCTTGAAGGGCTCCACTCCGCTCATGACAGCAACCTGTTCACGTATTCTTGCGCGGTTATGCCAGCGGGGTAGTAAGCGCTCAGCGATCGCGCGGGCACGTGCCCGCGGGGGTCAGCTACGAACGCGTGCGCGGACTCGACGCCGGACGTTCCACAACCGCACGTGGACGCTTGCTGTTCATCTTCGACAGCTTCGATCTCGTCAGGCGCGATGACGACGTAGCCACGCGCTCGGAGTTCACGGATTGCTTCGACATGATCCATGGGAGTCAGGGTATCAGTCACGACGCTCGACTCGCTCGCGCTCGGTGCGCGCTCGGAAGTTGTCTGCCCACTTCGCGAGGATGACGCCCGAGATCGTGCCGATGACGTACCACCAGGCAACCTCGGGGCCTTTGGCCGCGTAGAGCCAGACGCCGAGTGCGAAGACAGCGATCGCGATCATCCCGCCACCCTGAGCTTGGTCTTGCGCTTGAGATCGAAGTGCGCCACGACGTACCGCGTCTCATCGAGCCCGTGGTCGTTCGCCTTGCCCGGAAGCTCGCGCGTGCGGTCCTGCGTCGGGGAGATCGTCGTCGTCTGCGGTGGTGGCGCCCACGTGTAGCCGGGGAACTCCTGCACGGTGGACACGGGCTTGCCGGCTTCGCGGAGCTCGACGTCGACGTAGCGCTCGCAGCCGCGCATGAAGAGCAGCCCAGGCTTACCGTCGGCCATCGGCAACAGGCGATCCTCCACCGCCTGCACGCCTTCCAACACGTCCTTGTGCGCGGGCGTCGTGCGCAGCCCAGTGTGGAGCTGCCACGTCATGTAGTCCTCGGCGTCGTGGTCCACGAGGATCTTGCGCGGCTGGCGCTCGGACCACTTGCGGATCCCAGGCTGATTCGCTTCGCGCTGCTGGTAGCACTCGGTGCACACGTCAAGCACGGCGTCGTCCGCGACGCGGTTCTCGTGCCCGTTGTTGCACGTCCAGTACGCGGGCGCGATGTCATCGAGCACCCACTGGGCGAAGTGCTCCACGAGCATCTTCGAGCGGTAGTACTCGCGATAGCAGTACAAGCGTCCGGTGCTCGGCTCGTGCGCCCACATGCCGACAACCATCGGGTTGCGGTAACCGAAGTCGATACCCCAGAACCGCGGCCAATCGTCCGGGATCGGGAACGGCTCACAGATGTGCTTCTGCGCATCCCAGTTCTCGTAGACGACGCCGTCCGCGGCCACCCATTCGCCGTAGAGCAGACGCCGTTTGCGGTGACCGGTGAGCCGTTCGAGCTTCGAGAGGTAGAGTCGTCCGCGCTCGGTCTCTTCGCCCGTACGCGGATCCACGAGGATCGGGTTGTCGCGATGCGTCGTGATGATGAGGGACGTCTTACCCTCGTCGCTGCGCTGCTTGAGCCAGTGCGTCGGTGGTCCCGGGTTACAGTCCGCGAGCAACTGCTGAAACGAGAGGCGCCCGTTCCGCAGTCGCGTCGTGATCGCTTCCCAGTCATCGATGGTGAGCTCGGTCGCTTCTTGCGCGTACACCATGTCGTACTCGCTGGACATGATCTTGTCCGGCTTGTCCATGCCGCCGATGTTGATCGTGGACCCGTTGCCGTAGCGGTACTGTGCCGGTTTCTCGGCGTTGCCCCCGAAGAATCGCACCTCGCCCGACAGGATCGCTTCGTGCGCAACGAACTTGCGGTAGGTCTCCAGCGCGGTCGAACCCAGAGACTCGCGCGTCTTGCGCACGATCAGGGCAGCGACGTACGGCGTCGCGAGACACGCGGCGTGCAGCTTCTCCAGGCACGCGCGCGACTTGCCTGTACCGGCAGGCCCCGACACGAGCACTTCCGCCGAGCGGTCAGTGAACACGTCGAGGTTGCGCCCGACGGGTCGGTACCGGTGGACGCGCTCGGCGACCGCAGTCACGCGCGCGCCTTGATCTGTCCGCAGTCGCACCACTGCACGCCAGGTGTCCACCGGTGCGCGGTGAAGTGCTGCCCGTTGAGTTCGAGCCAGACGCACTTGCGCTCGCGCTCGGCGCGCGCTCGGATGTCCGCGATGAATTCGTCAACGCTGTGCACGACGATGGCTTCGGGGGTCATTGATGCCTCGTGCAGATAAGGAAAATGGTAACGCCGACTTGCGCCGCGAGCGCGAGGCACGCAACCACAAAGATGCACACATTCATCAGTACCGCCGCCCGTCTTGGAAGCGCCCTTCGAGGTGCGCGATGCGGTCCTCAAGCTGAGCGATGCGTTCGCGGTGTTGCTCGGCGAAACAGGCGTGCCCAACGTCGGCCTGGCTTCGCAGGTGACGGAGCGCGGACAGACGCCAGGCCGGCGCGGCGTGCAAGAGCGCGTACCACATTTGCTCAGCGGTCGGCACGATCGCGGACGGACACGGTGTACTGTCTCCGCCCGCTTCGTACTGCGCGATGCGCTCGGCGTCGTTCATAGGCTCACTGTAACCCAGGGAGCCTGCGTCGCCTAGCGCGTGCGTCGACGTGTCCACCAGAGCAGCGCGCCACCCGCGACGAGCAAGCCGGCCGCGCCCGCGATGACGAACGACAGCGACGCACCGGTCACGGGCAGGCCGTCATCCTGTTCCGGCGTGGCGAAGCCCGCGATACCGGGGCTAGGACTGCGAGTGGCGCTCGGGGACGCGCTCACGCTGCTGGTAGCGCTCGCGGTAGCGCTCGGAGTACCGGTCGCGGTAGCTGTTGCGCTGCTGGTAGCGCTCGCGGTAGCGCTCGGAGTACCGGTCGCGCTCGGGGTAAGCGACGGCGTCGCGCTCGGAGGCTGCGTCACGACCGGCTTCGCCCAGGTGTGGCTCGTGCATACCGCTCCCGTCTCGAACTTCCACGCTGCGATCGTGGCTTTCACACCCGCGCTGCCCTTGCCCGCGTTCCATCCGTACGCCAGCACGCGAGCGCGCGGGTACGCAGCCTTGTACGTCGCCAGCGTGAACGGCGCTTGCGCTCCCTGCACCGCGCCCGGTACGAGCGGCAGCGTGCGCGTAGACCACCACAGTGCGGCCGGCTCATCGACGTCGTACGAGCGGAAGCCCGACTCGTAACCGTAGCCGTTCTTGTACGGCTCCCAGACCAGCGTCGAGAAGTGCGGCGCGCCCGCAGTCGTGTCCGCGGGATCCGGGTCGATGACGAGCTGGTAGGAGGGCAGCACGACTGAGCCCGGGACGTCCTGACGCATGCGGATGCGCGCGTCGCGCACGTCGCTGAGCAACGTGCCGCTCGGCGCTGCCAGCAGCCACTGCGCCTTGCTCGTGCTGTCGGGGAGCGCGACCTGCACGCCCGTGGTGCGTAGCGTAGCCGTGGCCGCGCTCGGCGGCCCGCCCGTCTCTCCGTCGGTGGTGGTGAGGATGCCGGCCGTGGACGTGTGCGCGATCGTGGTGCACGGGGCGGCGGTTCCGGGAGCGGCCAACACCACGACACTGCCGAGCGCGAGCGTCGCGGTAGAGGCGAGAAGCGCGGAGCGAAGGATCATGAGAGTCAGGGTAAGGCCTAGTCGTCAGGATCGACGCTCTGGTCTACCGGGACCTCGATGCCGTGCTCCTTGAGCGCGCGGACCAGCGTGCGCTCGTAGCGCTGCATGTCGGTGCGCTGCTGGTTCACGATGGTGTGCACGCTCTTGACGTCGCGCACGAGCTTGAACATCACGGGCAGCAGCGCGCACAACGCGGTGATCGCGGTGACCAGCGTCGCTACCGCGGTGATGACGCCGACGATGGACGTGGTCACGGGGACGTCGGCAACGATCATGTGCGCAGCGTAACGCGGATCGCGATCGGTACGAGGTAGCCGGCCGCGAAGCCCAGCACGAGCAGCGTGGTGAGGAAAGCGAACCACCAGAGTGCGCGCCCGGCTGCGAGTAGCGCGGCACCGGCCCGCGCTCGGCGCTCGGCGCGGCGCAAACGCGAAACGTCCCGCACGGTGTACGGGACGTCGCGATGGTTGGCGGTGGAGCGTACGCGTGCGTACATCAGACGGTCTGAGCCCGCTTCCACGCGGAGGGGAAGCGGCGGAACGTGCCGACGCGGCCCGAGGTGTAGAGCATCCATCCGCGCGGGTGCTGAATGATTGACGCGCGGCCGTTGGTCCAGTAGACGGGGCAGCCGTTGATCATCGATCCGAGTGCGTGTCGCTCGCTGTTCGTCATGCGAGAAGTGTATGCCCTGAGAGTCAGGGAGTCAAGCACTCACACGTACGAGTACTGGACCGACACGATGCTCACGACGGTGACGACGGCGCACGCGCACGCGGTGCACGCGACGTTGAAGAGACCGAACACCAGAGCGTCAATCCATCGCTTCGTCATGGGTAGAGCGTACTCCCTGAGAGTCAGGGCGTCAAAGGTGCGTGCAATCTCGCCATCACGGGCGAGCGGTCACACGTCCGCGCTCGGCTGTAGTCCTGAAGGTCATCGAGGTTGCGATCCACGCGCGGCTGTATCCAATGCCCACGCGCTCGGAACACGTACCCGCCGCAATGCCGGCATTTCGTGAGTAGTTGGTTCGCGCCCAGCTTCACTTCAGGTCCCCGAGGTCAACGCCCTCGATAACGTGCTTCACCGGCTCACCACCGCCTTCGATCTTGATGCGCTGCGGCAAGTCGCCCAGCTCCTCCGCGATCGCGCGGTACGCCGCTTGCTGCGTCCGCAGCAACTCAGCGAGAGGCACACCGCCCGTCGCTCGGCGTTTCTTGCCCTCAAGCTCGTCACGCAACACGTCGACTTCGCGCTCGGCGTCCAGCACCACGTCCACGCGCTCGGCGGTCTCCACGTACGCCGCGATGCGCTTAGCCTTGTCCGCGAGCGCGATGTCGCCGAGCAGCGTCCGCGTGCTCTCGATGATGGCCTGGATATCGTCCGCGTTGCGCTTCGCGAACTCCGAAATGCTCTGCTGCGTCACGCCGTACATCGCCGCGCATTCTCGCTGCGACTTACCGCCCGCGAGATCGTGCTTCAACGCGCCGATGCGCCAGCCCCGGATCTGTCGTCCCCCGGGCATTAGCACGCACCACGACAGGTTGTCGCAAAAACCCACCCAGGGGCAACGAGAAGCGCGCGAGGGGCGAACCCCGCGCGCTTCTCTCCCTGCTTCCCGTTACCCACCAGGATCAGCCTACGGGCACGAGCCGAGCCACGTACATGTCCGTGCCGACGCCCGGACACGAGTGCGGATCACCATCGAGTTCGAGATCCTGAGCAGCCGCGGACGCGACGCGCGCCGCGAGCTGAGCGTCGTACGTCGCCTGATCGGACGCGATGAACGTGCAGTACTGATCTCCGTCGTGCCACGTGAGATGACCGGTGCAACCTTCGGGACCGGGCGGGTAAGGGCTCATGCGTTCAGCATCCCTTCCGAGGTGAACCAAATCAACATCGGTACGCCGATCGCGATCGTCCACGCCGACACGAAACCCAGCGCGCCGGCAAGATAGGCCAGCCAGCCACGCGCGTAGAGCGCGACCGCGAACCATGCCGCGAGATCCAGGCACGCGAGGCAGTACCACGCGAACCACTGTTCGAGAACGTTCATCGTTCCTGCCAAGAGAACTCGTTCATCGCAACGTGTCCGTCTTACCCACAGGTTTCTTCACAGCCTGTGGATCCTTGGACGCCCGCGGCTTGCGCTCGGCCACCTCGATGCCGAGTGCGCGCTTCGCGTCGGTCAGCGTGCCGCGCCCCGGAATGCGGGGGCTGAGCGCGCGAGTGAACTTGCCGTTCTCATACACGACGAGAAGGTCCTTCGACGCGGACACGAAACTCACGCTCTCGACGTGCCGCGTCCGCCCGAACCCGTCCGTGTCGGTCGCGAGCGTCTTAGCGATCGTGTAGTGCACGCCGATCGCATCGCAATGCTTCACGAGCGCCCGGATCCCCGTAGGCAGCACATCGCCCTGTGCGGGTCGTACAGCCTCTAACACGCGGTAGGTGTGAGGCAGGTATGCCTCGGGCGGCTTCGTGCGGTTCTTGGCATGCAAAGCGTCTTCCTCGACTCGCATGGAGTTGAGCACATCCTCACGCAACGCCCGCCGAGCTTCCTCCTGAGCGGCCACTGTCGAGGGCGAACAGGCCGGCTCACGCGAGCGGCACGCGAGGCATTCGAACGCCGTAGCGGACAGTGACGTTGCGTCTTTCGACCCACATCGGTCGCACGGTCGGTACTCACCACACACTCGGCATGTGCCGCGAAGTGGATCGTTTGGGTCACCTTGGGAGCAACGCCAAACGGGGAACGCGTTAGTAGAATTCGGCATCTTCTGGGCTCCTTACGGCCAGTAACTAACCAACGACGATCAGTAATGCACCGGGTGCACCGGGTTTGATCCAACTTTTTTGAATTCAAGCCTCATGGGAAAGTTTGAAGTAACCCGGTGCACCCGGTGCATTGCCTGGTCAGAGCAAAGGTTGATCCGGTACAACTAAAGCCTTCTGCCACCGAAGTCCGACGACACCTTGCGTTGTCGCCGTTTGCGGAGCTCGCGACGCCGCCCCCTCGACCACCCACATCGAACTCTCCGGAAGCGACAAGCCGGACCTATCGGCATGCATCTTCCGCGTAACGATTTGCCTACCTAGCCCGGTATGCGAGCGAAGTCGAGACATGAACGTATTAAGCGGAGGTGGCTTCTGTTGCCCGTTTACCTCACACCAACGCTGTAACGCTGCGTAAAGACCAGCCGTCGTCACCCACGATTCCTCGTCGTACTCGAAGACGTCTTCGATGAAGCGCAGCGTCATGTCACCCTCGCGTCGCCACTCCGAGATCGACGCGGCCACCGACGCCGGCCGCTCGACGTCCTCCGGTGCACCGGCCCGGTAACCGTCCACGAGCCAGCTCAGGCACGCATCGAGCGCGTCCTGTCCGACGAGCGCGTCCGCCAGCCCAGAGTCCCCGTCGCGGTCGTCAGGCTTCCGCGCCCCGAGGTCGTCGTTCCCCTTCCGGAACCGGTAGGGGAACTTCAGCGAGGTGAGTCGGTCCCACGTGGCCGAGTCCGTCTCGGTCACCCGTGGCGGGTGGTTCGTGTTGATGAACATGATGTGACGCAGCGGGAACGTGACGAGATCCTTGTACATCCCGCGCGCGGTGAGCAGTCCCGTACCGATGACCTTTTTCAGCGCCTGCACGTCGAGGAACCGCCCCTCGGGTGTCTCTTCGACGTACGCGAACCGCGCGCCGCGCAACATCAGTTTCTCCGGTGACGGGCCGCCGGCCGCCTTGCCCATGAGCAGCAGTTCGTTCGGGACCTGCACGGCGTACCCGGTGCCCTCGATGCCGCCGAGTGCGTGCAGCACGGTCTCCATCAACAGCGTCTTGCCGTTACGGCCACCACCGGTGAGCAGGACCGCGGGCACTCGTGGCTTTGGCCGCCCCGATACGCCTTGCCCCGCAAGCGCCTGGAGCCACGCGAGCGCGTCTTCCGGCACCGCGGTCAGCAGCGTTTCGAACGCCTCGGACTTCGCACCCGGGACGTACCGCCCCCGGGTGATCTTGGTGAGCAGCAACTGCGACGCGTGCGGGCGAAGCTCACCGGTGACCAGGTTGAGCGTGCCGTCCGGCGTGTTCAGCAGATCCGGGTACGCGTCGAACTCCGAAGCGTCCCGCAGCACGAGATCCATGTTTCCCGCCAGCGACACGAGCGCGTTGATCTTGCCCGCGCTGTTGTACGTCGCCCAGCCTTTGGCGTCCGAGCTCCCGATGCCGTCTTTCTTGATGGCCGCAATCAGCGCCTTCTTGACGTACCGCCGTACGGCTTCCACCGGTGCGCCGTCATCGCACGCCTTCCAGTACTTCCCCGTCCACCGCAGCCAGCCCAGGCCTTTCGTCCGGACGTACTTCCCGATCAGGACGTCTTCCGCGATGACTTCCGCGATCGTGGCGTCGCCGAACTCCAGCGCGCGACGCACGATCGCTTCGTCCTTCGCGGCTGCCTTCTCTGCCTTCTGCGCTGCGATCCACGGCCGCGGGCGTTTGGCTCCCTCGCGGACCTGTGACTCAATCGTCTTGTGCCACGTCGACTCCTGCCCGGACGCCGCTTCCCACGCGAGGATCGGCGCCCGCAACACGGCTACGATCTGTCCCGCGGTGAGCTGTTCCGCGCCCGCGTACTGGCCGGCCATGAACGCCAGCCGGGCGCACTCGGTGTTACCGCCCGGACCGTTCAGCGCGCCGATTTGCGTCGCGATCTCTGAGACTCGCTGGAGTACTTCGTCAGCCGACGCCGGCTCACCGGAGTACTCGTCGTCCAAGAGCGACCCGCCGCGCACCACGGGCGCTACAGGCTCTGCCTTCTGCTTTTCGATCTTCTCCCATAGCCACTCCGGAAGCGGCACGGGCTCCCGGGGGTCAACGACTTCGTACGTTCCT